TCTTGCCACTTGCGCGCGTGCTTGCCGTTCAAGCCTTCGACCACCTCGCCGATGATCTGGATTCGCGCGCACGCCATGCACTCGCCGTCGATCGACTTGCGGTAGCAGGCGGCGCACAGGTAGTTCGCGTGCCCGTCGTCGCTCTCGTCGTTGATGTCGCGATCGAAACCGGCGCAATCGACGCCTTCCTTGCACTCGCGCGGATCGTCGTCGATCCAACCGCCGCAATCGGCGCACGTCACGTCCGTGCAGTCCGAATAGGGCGCTTCCTGCGCGTCGTAGATCGCTTGGGCTTGGTCGAAGTTCACGGCTGCACCTTCCCTTCCACGATCACGGGGAACGACTTGTGGCGGCTTCCGGCGTGGAGCGGGTTGCCGAGGTCCTGATCTTCGCGCTCGCTGGCTTGCTCGTCGGCGAGTCGATCTTCCTCGGCCTTGATCGCGTTAGCGAGAACGTCGGCGGCGTACTGGATTGACGTACTCAGGCGCGGGTTGCTCGCGTGCACGCTCGCGCGTTTGAGATCGCGCTGGATCGTGCGCAGGTAGTTCGTTTCGGGGTTCATCTTCGCGCCCTCCTTCGGCGCTGGTCCCTACACTATCGGCCAATCGGCAAAACGGCAAGATCGGATTCGGAGATTTTTTGCGATCGTCCCAACCGTGGCTCAGGTCAACCGCTTGGCGTCCATCTTCGTCATCAACTGCTTCACGCCGGGGAGCATTCCGACCACCTCGTCCACGCGCTGAATCGTCGCGGCCTTGTCCGCCACGGCGTTGTAGTACCGCTCGAACTGCGCCCGGATCGTCGGGAGTTGATCAGACTCCCATGTCAGGTCGGTCCACCCAACCGCCTCGGCGGCTCGCTTGACCGCGTCCGAGGACCACACGATCAGGTGATTCTGGTTCCGTTCCGTGGGCGAGTACCGGCGACGGTTGCGCCGCATCTCGTCCCACGCCTCGGCGGCGGTCAGGCGACCGACCCCGCCGCGACCCTCGACCGCGAGCGCGCGTGCGCGCCACTCGGCAGGCGACGGCTCCCACTTGTCCTCGCGCGCCAACATGATCGCGCTCGCGGCGAGCGAGTCGGGTTGCAGGTCGGACAGCAGTAGCTTCCAGGTAACCGCCTGCTCGCGTGTCAGCTCGAACCGGGGACGGCTGTCGAGGATGATCCTCAGGCCGATTTCGAACGTCATCGTGCACCGCCTTCCACATCCACCGTCCGAACCTTCGACTCCGCGTCCTGCTGGGCGAACCACTCCCGCATACCCCCCGGCTTGTGCGGCCCTGCGGACGCGCCAGACGCGCGCGGAGGAAAGACGCCCTGCCAGCCGTTCGCCACGCTCGCGCGCAGCGCAGCGGCCAGCGGCGCGGCCCCGTGTGGCTCGAACTCCCGGAGCCTCGACACCCAGGACCGGAGCTTGAGAACCGTGTGCCCCGCCTCCTTCCGCCACGCCACGTACTCGGCGGCGGCGGCGCGCACGTCCGGGGTGTCGAGCGTGGAGAAACCGACCAGCGCGTCCGCAACCGGATCGACAACGGTTGCGCGCTCCGCGCGCGCGTTCTTTTTCTTCTTCTTCTCTTCCTCTTCTCTCGTCTCGTCTCTCTCCTCTGATCTGTCTTTCTTCTCTTTCTTGCCGTCATAGACCGGCCTAGGGCAGTCATGGACGGGCATGGACGGGCCTACGCCGGTCATGGACGGGCATAGACCGTCCTTCTTCGTGCCCCCTTCCATCGTGAATTCGGGCTTCCCGCGCTTGCGCTTGAGGTGGGTGCCAGCCTTCTCGTCCCAGTCTGGGAGGTGCAACCAGTAGCGCCGAGCATCACCGTGGATGTCCACGAGGCCCACGCGCCACAATTCGCCCACGGCCCGCGCCGTCTCGCTCGCGGGCTTCTTGAGCGCGGGCCAGACCTTCGCGTCGAGCGCCACGGGATCGGCCTCGATGCACCCGTAGGCGTCCACCACGAGCAGGAGCTGCGTGTAGAAGAATCTACAAGTGTCGTCGGGCAGGCGCGCGAGCTTCCCGGACGTGCGGATCCCCTCGTACACGGCGGTCCAGGGACGGCTCATGGCATACCGCCTACCAAGAAACGGGCATGAACGCGCGAATTACTCGGCACTATGGGCACTTTTCAAGGTCTCCAACATGGGCGACCTTGACAAGAGGGAGCACCACGCTCTACCTTGTCCCGGTCGTCTCTGAACAAGCGATACGGTACCGATTCGTCGGTACCGATCAAGCCCCAGCGCTCCGGCGCGGGGCTTTTTTCTTGCCCACGCTCGCGCTACGATCCGCCCGACTCTTCGACGTTACCTTGAGCTTGCGACGGGCCGCATCGGACTCCTTCTCCGGTGCGGTCCACTTGTTTCGAAACGAAAGGGGGCCGAGCGACAAGCCCGGCCCCACACCCATCACGCTGCGACCCGCTCAAGAATCGCAGCGGTTCAAAAAGCGGGATGGCGAAATGCCACCCCGCTCACCGCACCGCGCGTGGTAACCGGCTGATTGTGACACACGCGGCTTTGCTGCTCAGAACGGCGTGTCATCCACCTCGACGTAGGGAGCGACTTCGGTCGGCATGTTGTGGCTTCGCTCCACGAGCTTCACGCCCATCACGAAACCAGGCAAGCCGGAGTCGATGAACGGCTTGAGGTTGTCGTACACCTTGCCATGCTTGTTCGGCTTGCCCGTTTCGACGATGCAATCCGCGTCAAACACGGTGCCGATGAAGTAGTGCGGATGGAGAGGGCGAAGACCCACCGGAACACCAAGCTCGGCAAGGGTCGGCTTCGTCACACGCAGCGCCTTGTCCGTAAAGTGCAAACCCCACCACATGCGGAACGGGGACCCGACACCCGCGCATTCGATCTTGAGGTAGTCGTTTCCGGCCGTGCTCGTCTCGACGGTCGCGTTCTTGACCTCGAACCGGTACAGGCCAGCGGTTGGTTTCTTGAAGCCTTCTTCTCCGTCACGCCAGTCGTAGTTGATGCCCATCGATCATGCGCTCCTGTCAGTAGTTTCGGTGGAGGTGAGCGCCGAAACGAAGTCCGGCGCAAGAGATTCGGCGGGCTCCGCGCCAAGTGCGAGGAGCTTGTTTCGAGCCGCGACCAACTCGGACAGGAAGATCCCCATCGCGGAGTCAAGCGCGGCCATATATTCCTCGTCGCGCGCGATGCGGACGATGACGGTCGGAAGCTCGGGATGGTAGGAGATCAGATCCCACCATGATCGCCCGGTGATCCAGAGGTTCCCTTGAACCTGGGCGAAGTGATCCTCGGTCATGTCGAGCATGTTGGCGACGTGCTTCGCGGCGCTCGGGCACTTGATCTCGAGCCCGCCATCGTCACCCACGAGCCGGTCAGGCGAGCACGCCACGAGCCGATCGTCGCGCAAGCACACGCCCACCTTGGTAGTCGTCACGTTGCGTTGCAGCTCGTAGTAACTGACCGCCCAGTCTTCCAGCTCGTTACCACGGTCGATGTAGCCCTTCACCTCGACGCTGTGCGGGACCCCGATGCACCACTCGGCGAGGAGTTCGTGCATGTACGTCTCGCGTCCACCGGCAGGCTTGCGGGTTTTCGCCGTGAGGATCCGCGAGAACTGCGATGCGGTCGGGATGCCGAGCCGCGCGAAGTGCCACTCGGGCGAGCCTTGTTCGGCGTTGATCGTGATCACGGCGCACCACCCTTCTTCTTCGCCTTGAGTGCGGTCATGGCCTTGTGGAAGTCGCGCGCTGAGATTTCCGCGATCGACGCCACGCCCATGTACGCGAGGAACTTCGTCAGGTCCGCGCCGGAATCCACGACGAGATCGTTCACGGTCATGGCCTGTTGCTCCGTGATCTTCTCGGTAGACCCGCCATCGGTGTCAGGATCCGTGGTCGTCAGGCCGAGAACCTGGATCAAGGACTGCCGACGCGCGTAGGTGAGCGCCGCCGCGACCTTCTGCTGATCGTTCATCGCCGATTCGGTCTTCGTCGATGTCGCAAACGACGCCGTCTGGAAGTGGCCTCCGACGTGGCGCAGCGTGCACGTGCAAGAAATCCGATCGTTCTCAAGGGAGCTATCCCAGGAGTACGAAAGCCCGTGCTTGGTGAGCAGCGGGCGCGTCACACGCGCGATCTGGTCGAGTTCGGCATACTTGTACGCGTACTGCCCGCCTGATTTCGTGGTGATCTTGGCCGTGCTCTTCTTCTGGATCGGAGGGCACTCCGATTGGAAAGCGGCAAGCGCGAGGTTCATCTCGGTCGCCGCGAACTTCGCGTCCGACCGCTCCTTGAGCGCCACCAGCCGCTCGATCGTGCCCACGTCCACCTTGCCCTCGATCGCGATGCGGAGGATGTCCACGATCTGCGTTGCGGGTTCGGTGCGTACCGCCACCGCTCCGGGCGGCGCGTCGGATTCATGAGGATTCATAGCTACTTTCTCACCCAGGGCGGACACCGCCGCACAACGCAAGCGGGCCGAGTCCTGAGGTGTTCAGTATGCGAGGTACGCCTGTCGCCGCGCGATGCGCGAGATGACTTGGGGCGAGACCCCGTACTTGCGGGCGAGCTTCGACTTCGCGCCGTGCTTGCCCTTGGATGCCTTGAGAGCCGCTCGGATGGCGGCGACCTGCGCGGGGTTGAGCCGCGCGTTCGGGTAGAGCTTCATGCCCGGAGACTATCGGCAATCGGATAAAGGGCAAGATTTTTCTTGCGAATCGCGCGAGCCCTTGGAATCGTGATGCACGAAGGCGATACGGATCGCCAGTGAGCCAACCACGAAGGAGAGTCATGACCGCTACCGACTACGCAACCTTTCTCGCCGAGAAGTCCCGATGGGACTCAGACCACGGATTCGACGTTCCGAACGAGAACGTCCACGCGTCGCTGCGCCCGTTTCAGCGTGACATCGTACGATGGGCACTTCGACGTGGACGCGCCGCCGTGTGGGCGGATTGCGGGCTCGGAAAGACGATCATGCAGCTCGAATGGGCGCGGAAGATCGTCCAACGCACCGGGAAGGACGTTCTGATCCTCGCCCCGCTCGCCGTCGCGTCGCAGACCAAGCGCGAGGGCGAGAAGTTCGGGATCGACGTGACCGTGTGCCGCGAGCAAGGCGACGTGCGCCCCGGCATCAACATCACGAACTACGAGATGCTGGAACACTTCGACCCGTCCGCGTTCGTCGGCGTCGTCGTGGACGAGTCCTCGATCCTCAAGAGCTACACGGGCAAGTTCCGCACGCTCATCATCGAAAGCTTCAAGGAGACGCCGTACCGGCTCGCATGCACGGCGACCCCCGCGCCTAACGACTTCATGGAGATCGCCAACCACGCGGAATTCCTCGGGACGATGACGCGCGCCGAGATGCTGGCGATGTTCTTCGTCCACGACGGTGGCGAGACGCAATCGTGGCGACTCAAGGGGCACGCTCAGGGCGACTTCTGGCGTTGGGTCTGCTCGTGGGCGGTCATGCTCCGCAACCCGGCGGATCTCGGGTACGACGGCAAGGAGTTCGTGCTCCCGCCGATCCGGTACCACGATCACGTTCTCCAGGTCGATCCGTTGTCGATCGGCGTCCTGTTCGAGCACGAGAGCCTTTCCCTTCAAGATCGCCGTCGCGCCCGCAAGGTCACGATCGACGAGCGCGTGGCGAAGTGCGCCGAGCTTGTCAACTCGACACCGGGCCCGTGGGTTGTCTGGTGCGAGCTGAACGACGAGAGCAAGGCGCTTGCCGCCGCGATCCACGGTGCGGTCGAGGTCGAAGGGGCCGATTCGCGCGAGGACAAGGAACGCGCGCTCATGGGTTTCGTGGACGGCTCCGTCCGCGTTCTCGTGACCAAGCCCAAGATCGCCGGGTTTGGCATGAACTGGCAGCATTGCGCGAACATGGCATTCGTCGGCGTCTCGGATTCGTTCGAGATGATGTACCAGTCGATTCGCCGTTGCTGGCGGTTCGGTCAAGAGCACCCCGTCAACGTCCACTTCATCACGAGCACGAACGATGACTGCGTGCTCGCCAACGTCCGTCGCAAGGAAGAAGACAGCCGCATCATGTTTGAGGAGATGGCGAAGAACATGCACGACCTGAACAACGAGAATGTCCGAGGCACCCGCCGCACCGCAGCGACCTACGCCGAGGAAGTCAAGCAAGGCGACGGGTGGACGATGTACCTCGGCGATTGCGTCGAGATCGTCGCCGGGATGCCGAACGACTCGATCGACTACTCGATCTTCTCCCCGCCGTTCGCGTCGCTCTACACCTACTCGAACAGCGACCGCGACATGGGGAACTGCAAGACGACGGAGGAGTTCAAGGTCCATCTGTACTTCCTGATCCAGCACCTTTTCCGCGTCGTCAAGCCCGGAAGGCTTCTCTCGTTCCATTGCATGAACCTCCCGACGAGCAAGGCGCGCGACGGCGTGATCGGGATCAAGGACTTCCGTGGCGAACTGATCCGATCCTTCGAGCAAGCGGGATGGATCTATCACTCCGAGGTCTGCATCTGGAAGGATCCCGTGACCGCGATGCAACGCACGAAGGCGCTCGGTCTCCTGCACAAGCAGATCAAGAAGGACTCGTGCATGAGCCGCCAGGGCATCCCCGACTACCTCGTCACGATGCGCAAGCCCGGCGAGAACGTCGAACCCGTGAGCCACACGGCAGACGACTTCCCGGTCCAAGAGTGGCAGCGCATCGCATCGCCCGTCTGGATGGACATCGACGCGAGCGACACCCTCCAGTACATGAGCGCCCGCGAGGACAACGACGAGCGCCACATCTGCCCGCTTCAACTCGAAGTGATCCGGCGCGGGCTCAAGCTCTGGAGCAACCCCGGCGATACCGTCCTGTCACCGTTCGGCGGGATCGCGTCCGAGGGTCACGTTGCGATCGAGCAGGGGCGCAAGTACGTCGGCGTCGAACTCAAGCGCAGCTATTTCGAGCAAGCCGTGCGCAACCTCGACAACGCCACGAAGAAGTCGAAGGAAGGGATGCTCTTCCAGTGATTCGATGCGCCAACTGTAGCCGGATCGTTCGATCCAATCTCCGATTCGGCGCGCGCGGATCACGCGTGTGCACCTCGGTCCCCTGTCAGCGATACCTGAAACGGCAACGATACATGCGACGCAAGATCGCCAAGGCACTCCAATGAGCACCACCATCGAAGCAGGCCGCACGGCCACGTTCACGAAGCCCGACGAGACGCACCCGATCCGCGCGTCTTGGGGAGCGCGTGTCTTCCAGAGCCGAACGCAGGTCATCGTGCGGTTCAGCAACGGGTTTCGCACACCCGATCGAGGCTCGCAGGCGATCCCGCTCGTTACGGTCACGCCCCCGCGCGGATTCGTCCCCGCGACGGTCCCGCCCGGTCACCGTTGGGATGGGTCACACCTCACGATCGCCCCGACGTGGTGGAAAGCGAAGACGCCGAAGGTCGTTCGGTTCCTGCCCAAGAACGATAAGGGCTACCCGATCACGCCGGACGTTCTCATGACGACGATGCCGACCGGCATACGCCACGTCATGCGCTTGAGCTCTAACATCGGGACGGAAGTCCTGAACCAAGCCCCGGCGGTCGGCTGGAACCCAGCCGGCGACTTTGAGGGGGACACTCAGGGCGGGATGGGGATCGAGCCGTCTCCCGGCATCGGCCTCGAATGGAGCACGCATGCGTACCTGTCCGACGCGTGGCGGCAGCGCAGCGCGATCGACGACCTCGACCCCGACACGGGCGAACCCGTCTACTCGTCGGGACCGGTCGACTTGCAGCAGGTCCACCACGAGCCGAGTCGGTACGGCAAGGAATGGCTCGACAAGGCGGGTGCCGAGTGCGTCGTCGGATCGTTCGATGCCGAGTCCGATATCGCGTGGTCGCGTTGGTGCCTGATCGACGGCGAGCACAAGGTCCGCGAAATCCGCCACGATATCGCGCTCGCGTTCCTCTGGAACGATCCCTGCGCGCTCCTGAACTTGCGCATGAGCGCCAAGCGCGTCATGAACGCGATCAAGACGGACGACATGCTCGCCACGATCGCGGCTGCACGCCCGGAAGCGCGTCCGAGCATGGGGCGGATCCACGGATGGGCAGCGTACACCGTCGCCGCCTGCTGGCTCGCCCACGGGCACGAGGCACCGCGCAAGATGCCCGGAGCGATGCAGTGGATGTACGCGATGCGCGATCTATACATCGTGTCCCAGGACGGCTCAGGGCTCTTCCAGCACGAGGGACCGCCCGTGCCGAACAATCCCGGCTACGACTACTGGTCACCGAACCCGCGCGGCACCGTTCCCCCGGACAAGCGCATCGGACAGAGCCACGAGCACGGCATCCTCATCTGCGGGCTTCACGTCCTCGCGCGTGCGCTCACCACAGCCGACGCCAACGCGATCAGCGCGATCGAACGCGCCGCATACGTCTGGTTCCGTGCCAGCGCCCCGCCGCCGCGCAAGTGGCTCGCAACCACCGGAGAGACCTACGGCGAGCCCGAATCGCTGTACCTCGACTGGGCGGCGTCATTCGCAAACTACTGGCTCCCGAGCCACGGGTGGGCGGATCGACTCCTCCGAATGCGCGGGTTCGCGCAAGGCGACATCGTGACCCGCGCGAATGCGTGGCTCGATCGATGGGAGAACAACGACGATGGGTTGATCCATCTTCGGATTGACTCGATCTATATGTTTGGGATCTTGGCGGGCAAGTGGCAATGAGCGACGACCTTCAAGCACACGCCAGACGTAGCGATCCACAAACATCCCACGACGCCGCCGCGTCCATTAGATCGGCAAGCATCGAAACCCTGCGCGCGCTCGTCATGCAGACGATCGAGGCATGGGGCGCGTGCGATGACACGGAGCTAGTCGCACGCATTGGGCGATCGGGCTCAGTCTACTCTCCGAGTGGGATCCGCACACGCCGTCGTGAACTGACCGACGATGGGCTCATCGTCGACACAGGAATGCGGGTCAAGCTCGCATCCGGTCGCATGGCGATCGTGTGGGACGTGCCGCGTTGATCCAGGTCACCCTCCCCGTCCCGCCGACGATGAACACCTACTGGCGCTCGATCGTCATGGGGCGGAGCGTGCGCGTCTTGCTGAGCAAGGAAGGGCGCGCGTACAAGTCGGCCGTGGCGACGATCTTCGCCATGCGCGAATACAGCAAGCCGGTACAGGGCAGCGTGCGCGTCACGATGCACCTGTACCGCGCGCGGAAGTCCGGCGACCTCGACAACCGGATCAAGGCGTTGCTCGACGCGCTGAAAGGGCTCGCGTTCGTCGATGACGATCAAGTCGTGGAGATCCACGCCTACCGCTACGACGACAAGGCGAACCCCCGCGTCGAGGTTGCGATCGAGCCGGTCAGTTGACCGATTCGGCTTCGACCGGATCGGGCAGCGGGTGGATCACGCCGATGATCGCCTTACAGGTGATGATCCAGTGGTCGTCGCCCATCTCGGGGACGGGGATCATCGCGGTGTCGGCGAGGATGATCTGATCGCCGACGTTGAACCGCCACGGCTTGCCGTTCGGGTCGAGTTCCGGCAAACCGGCTACCTCGACGTACATGTCCTTGATGTCCATCTGGCGCTTGGCCGATTCGGACAGGGCGATCATGCCGTTGGCGAACTTCGATCGGGTGCGGATCATGACCGCATCGCCGATGAGTTGGACTTGGATCTTGGGCTTGCTCTTGACGAGTGAAATGCTCATGCCCGTCACGCTATCGTGCCGGTATCACACTGGCAAGACATCATCCAAGGCGGCTAGGAGCCGATCGTACGCCTCGGACGCCGCCGTGCTCAGATCCTCGTCGAGCAGGTTCGTAAGCTCTAGCGGGTCGCCGCGTGTGTCATAGAAGAGGTCCCCGTCAGGCGAAAGGACGAGCCGCCAGCGTCCATCGGTGATCGACCGGGACCGCGAGGTCGGGTCGAAGTTGGCGGGGACAGTCTCGCCGACCGGCAAGAACTCCTGCTCGATCGAGTACGGCTTGAGCGCGGTCGCCGTGTCCCGGTTCACCTCGTCCCGAATCGCGGGCATGATCGAGACCCCGGACGACGTGCGCGGGTGCCCCATCAGCTCGGCGATCGTCGCGTACACGTCGCCGATGTCGCACATCGACTTGACCTCGCGCCCAGGACGCGCCACGGTCGCGCCGTAGACGACCATCGTGACGTTCGTGCCCCCACGGGTCAGCGTACCCTTGCCTTTCGTGCCGAAGCCGTCGGGGAGCATGGACGGCGTGCCGCCGTTGTCGCCCACGATGACGATGTGGGTCGTCGGGCGCAGCGCCTCAGGAATAGCGGCCCGCACGCGTCCGATCAGAGTGTCCATCGCCTCGATCCCGGCACGGAAGCAGACGAAGAAGTCATCGTCCGCCCGCGCGCTCTGGTTGTCCGGGTTGCCCGCGAGCCGGTGACCGGCGGCGAGACCGCGACCGGTCAACTCGGTCTGCATCGCCGACGAGATCAGCGTGAACGGCGGCACGTCCTCGGGCATGTGCGGCGGGTCGAGCGAGACGGAGCAGAAGAACTGCGTCGTCCGCGCCGCGAGCCACGTCGTCGCGGCGGCGGTGAACACCGCGCTTGCGTATGTCGCCTCGGTGTACGTCGTCGTGCCCTCGCCATCGACCCACGTCGGCGTCCCGTTGACGATCTTCCAGAACGAGTAGCGACCGCCGTAGGGCAACGGTCCCCACGTTGAATCCTGGAACCCGAACGTCGCGGGGTTCGTGAGGTTCGTGTTCGGCGTGTGCGATCCGCGCCCGTCCCCGACCGTGCTCCACGGGTCGCACATGTGCCACTTGCCGAAGTGCCCGGTGACGATGTTCGAGTCTTCGGATCGCAGGTGTTCGGCGAGGAACAACGTCCCCGAGCTGATGGCGAACCCCGTCGTCGGGTACGTCGTCGCGCTCGTCGCCGCGCCGGGTGGGCGGATGTTGAAGCCCACGCCACACTCGTCGAGCCGTTGCCCGGTGTGCACGCGCGCCCGCGCCGGCGAGCACAGGGATGAACCGTAGAACTCCGACATCCAGACGCCTTCGGACGCGAGCGCAGACAGGTTCGGCGTCCGCGCGTACTGGAACTCATCCGTCACGCCGGGGAGACCCGTCGCGTAGCGTTCCCCGAGCCCGTGATAGTCGAGCCATTCGACGCCAAGGTCATCGAGCACGATCAGGACCACGGAGAACTTCGGCGGAAGCTGAGATCGCGCCGGTCCAGAAGTACGCGAACGCACTCGACCGACCTCGCGCAGGATGGTGACGACTTGTGCCATCAGTAGTTCACATCGATCAGGTGATCGACCGTCACGGTACCCTCGTCCGTGGTGGCGATGAGATAGCGCAGCCGGTACAGGTGCCCAGGCGTGCGCGTGAACGTGCCAGACGCCGCGATCTTGTGCTCGAAGTTGTACGTGTAGACCCCATCGGAGTACGTGCCTCCGAAGAAGTCGGACGCCGCGCCGTCCGCGATCGTGTAGATCGAGTCCTCGGGGTACGAACTCGACAGATCGTAGACGTAGAGCGAGACGCCATCGCAGTCTCCGGCCACGACGGGCGTTCCGTCGTCCAAGGTGACGACCGCGCGCGTGGGAATGATCTCGTTGAATGCGAAAGCGTCTCTCATGTCAGCAGCCCTTCTTGCCCTTCTTCTTGCCCATCGGATTCACCTCCTTTCCGTCAGTGGTT